AACCCTCTACCAAGAGTTCATCTACAAGAGCCGCTACGCCAAGTTCCTCGATAAAGAGGGTCGCCGTGAGAATTGGAACGAAACAGTTGGTCGCTACTTCGACTACATGGAGAAGCACCTCAAAGAGAACAACAACTATGTGCTGAGCAAAGAGGATAGGAAGGAACTCGAGGAAGCCGTCCTTAACCTTGAAGTGATGCCGTCGATGCGCGCCTTGATGACTGCTGGCCCTGCGCTCGATCGCGACAACACCTGCGCGTACAACTGCTCTTACGTTGCAGTTGATGATCCTAAGTCTTTCGATGAAACACTTCTAATCCTCATGAACGGAACCGGTGTCGGCTTCTCCGTAGAGCGTCAGTACGTAAACAAGCTCCCTGAGATTCCGGAGAAGCTCTTTGACTCAGACACCATGATCATCGTCAAAGACTCCAAAGAGGGTTGGGCAAAAGGTTATCGCCAGCTGCTCGCTCTTCTCTATTCAGGCGAAGTTCCTAAGTGGGACCTGTCACTCCTTCGTCCGGCAGGTGCTCGATTAAAGACGTTTGGTGGTCGCTCGTCTGGTCCCGGCCCGCTTGATGACTTGTTTAAGTTCACCGTGAAGATGTTCCGTCAAGCCGCCGGCCGCAAGCTCAACTCACTTGAGTGCCACGACATCATGTGCAAGATCGGTGAAGTCGTTGTCGTCGGCGGCGTTCGTCGCTCTGCTATGATCTCACTCTCCAACTTGACCGACGAGCGTATGCGCGGCGCAAAGAATGGATCGTGGTGGGAGACAAACCCACAGCGCGCACTCTCTAACAACTCAGCCGCTTACACCGAGAAGCCCGAGATGGGTACATTCATGCGTGAGTGGTTGTCGCTCTATGACTCAAAGTCTGGCGAACGCGGCATCTTCTCCCGTGTGGCTTCAAAGAACCAAGCGGCTAAGTTTGGCCGCCGTGACCCTAACCATGAGTTTGGCACGAATCCATGCTCAGAAATCATCCTTCGCCCGAATCAGTTCTGCAACTTGACTGAAGTAGTCGTTCGTGGATCCGACAGCGGCAAAGACCTTGCTCGTAAAGTCAGGCTCGCGGCTCGACTCGGCACCATTCAGTCGACGCTGACCAAGTTCCCATACCTTCGCAAGTCGTGGACGACTAACACCGAAGAAGAAAGGCTGCTCGGCGTTTCATTGACAGGCGTTATGGACAACGCGCTGACGAACGGAAAGGTTGGTCTCGACAAGCTCAAAGCTACCCTTGAGTGGATGCGCGCAGTCGCTGTCGATGCGAACAAAGAGCTCGCCGCTAGCATCGGCATCCCGCAGTCGGCTGCAGTCACCTGTGTCAAGCCGTCGGGAACTGTGTCTCAGCTCGTTGACTCGGCGTCTGGCATCCACGCTCGTCACTCACAGTACTACATCCGTACGGTGCGCGGCGACAACAAGGATCCATTGACGCAGCTCATGAAAGACCAAGGCTTCCCCAATGAACCCGACGTCATGAAGCCCGACTCAACGACTGTGTTCTCGTTCCCACAGAAGTCACCCGACGCAGCGATAACGAGAAACGACATGGGTGCGATTGAGCAGCTCAAGATGTGGATGATCTATCAGGAGCACTGGTGTGAGCACAAGCCTTCGGTTACCATCTCGGTGAAGGAAGACGAGTGGATGGACGTCGGTGCGTATGTCTATGAGAACTTTGATAAGATCTCAGGCATCTCGTTCCTGCCTCACAGCGACCACGTCTATCGTCAAGCACCATACCAAGACTGCGGTAAGTCAGACTATGAGATGCTGGCATCGATCATGCCTAAGGAAATCAACTGGTCGGATTTGTCTAAATACGAGCAGGAAGACAACACCAAAGGTTCACAGACATTGGCTTGCGCGGCCGACGGGTGTGAGATCGTTGATCTAAACTAAGGAAACGTACATGGCTTCTTACGAAAATTTAACGATCGTTCAATATGATCGTGGTAACATGGGAGAGTTTGTTTGTCTCTCCATGCATAAAAAGATTTTCGGTGAAGACATGTTCACGGAGAAGCGAAAGAACGACTTAGGTTGGTACTTCATGAACATAGATGGGACACTCGACTGTCTCTTATATGACTATCATAGACCAAGAGTTGAGTCGGTTTATTTGCAGAATGTTGTGTTCGGTAAATGTGCTTATGAAATGATTCTTGATGGTGAAATAGAAGAAGCGCGCAACACTATGCACGCAATGATCAACTATAGAAAATTGAATCCTAATACTTCGCCTGAGAAAATTGATATAGAAAATTTACCAGCGCCTGATTACTCATATGATCCTAGTCAGCCGGTGTTGACTAGGATCCATAACTTTGACGACTTGGATTTAGCACCAGTTTTTCCTGGAGCCAATATAATTAACATATACTGCCCGCCGGAAAAAAGATGGATATTCAAGTTTCTTTACTTATATAAGAAACATTTAGATTCTATTGAAACTTTAGATCAAAGGTTCAAGAATGGTGTTGAAGAATTCTGGAACTTTAATTGGACTAAAAGTTTATCGCCAAAAGATGGGTTGACAAACGTCAACTGCTACGAGATTTTTCTTGGAAACACGAATAGCTACTTTGGTTCTGAGTACGCTTCGATCTTTGGTGAAAATTTTGAAAACAATAAATCTATGCTTGATACATATAATCTAGACTATACTAGAGACAATGTGTCAAGTGAAGAGCTTTTAGAAATCATTAGAACCATCTACAGCGGTTACAATAACTAAGGGAATACTGCAATGGACATCAATAACATCGTGACAATCCTCTCTGAACTCATTAAAGACGAGGGAACGAGAAAAGAGATATATACCAGAATCTTGGAAGAATCCGATGAATATGATCTTGAAGACGTTGAGCTCGGCATCGATGACGCTTTCGATGAAGTCTATGAAGAATATGCAGAAGACGAAGAAGATGAAGAGGAGTTCGAAGAAGACGAAGACTATGAAGACGACGATGAAGATGAATCATCTGAGTGGGACGACTTTGACAACTCGGAAGACTCTGATAGGGAATGAGAATTGTCGGGATTGACTACAGTCTTAGTAGCCCTTGTGTTTGTGTTTCCGAATCTGATCGGTTTGGCTTTTCTAGTTGTAGATTTTATTACCTTACTTCGAGAGAGAAGTTCGACAGAGACGTCGGAAACATACAAGGCGACTTATTCGACGAGTACAACTCAAACGAACAGCGATACTTCAACATAACAGATTGGGTATTGACAAAGCTCCGTGAAGGTGATATTGTATATCTTGAGGGTTACTCGCTGGGATCGACTGGAATGGTCTTTAACATAGCTGAAAACGCCGGCTTGCTGAAGCACTATCTCTGGAAAGAAAACTATGAATATCACGTAGTCCCACCGACAGTTATCAAGAAGTTTGCAACCGGCAAGGGAAACGCAAATAAAGAAAAGCTCCAGGAACACTTCATCGAGGAGACTGGAGTCGACGTGAAGAAGATGCTGGATATGACTGAGAAGCAGTGGAATCCATCGTCGGACATTATAGACGCCTACTACATCTGTAAATATGGACATCATCAGGAGAATGAAAATGAACATCTGGCAAATGATTAAAGACTGGTTTGGTTACAACCCAGCGGATGAATTCAATAAGATCAAAGAGACTGCGCAGAAAGAAGTCTCAGCGGTCGAAGAACAGGTAAAGACCATACCTAAGAAAGTCAAAGAGAAGCTCGACGTCAATAAAGACGGTAGCGTGAACGTTGAAGACGTGAAAGAAGTCGTCAAGAAAGTAACACGGAAAAAGAAGTGACGTCGAACGTCGGCATACAGATATACCTCGACGGTAACCTACCGGTCATCGTCGGGGAGTGCCCTAAGTGTCAAAACGGTGACAGGGGCATGGTGCTTGTAGACTACGTGCACAACCCAGTCCATGAAGACAGGAGCACGGTCTACATAAAGTGTATCAGCTGCATGGGCGTTTATCAATCAAACATCAAAGAGGTTAGTCATGGGTAAGAAAACAAAACGCGCAAAGTATACCTCAAAGGGTGGTCCACGCGCAATCAGTAAAGATACGCTGAAGTCGATGCGCTCAGATAGGACTGAGATCGATAAGATCCTTGATAAGCTCAAGGTTTGGTCGCGCGGCAAGAAAGTGATGGTGACCATCCCTAATCCAAACAAGAACGAGACAAACAAGCGATTCATTCGCGTCGAGGGAACACACCCAGCGGCGTTTGGTCCTTGGAAGCGCGAAGAGAAGAGACTCTCGAATGATTGACGTATACGGCAGGGAGGGATGCAGCTACTGCACCCTCGCGCAGAAGCTTCTCGAAGAGAGAAAGATTCCATTCAACTACATTCAGCTCGGTGTCGACATCACCGTTCCTGAATTCCAAGAGAAGTTTCCGGGACAGAAGACTGTTCCCGTAGTAGTTGCGCATGGGATGAAGGTCGGCGGATACACCGACTTAGTTGGATACCTTGAAGAAACCAGTGGCGGATACGCAGATGACATCTAAGCAAGAGATTATGCAGGCTCTCCAAGAGAGGGTAGTGACGGTTAAGTTTAAGAAAATGAACGGTGAGGAGCGCACCATGAAGTGTACGCTTCTCAGCTCCATCGTTCCACAGATTCACAACGACCCAGCCAGAGTCGAGAAGGAACGCAGAGAGAACCCAGACGTCGTCGCGGCTTGGGACGTCGAGAAATCCGGCTGGCGATCGTTCAGGGTCGACTCGATTCTAGAAATAAATAAATAATCCGTAATGGAATTGACAGTTGCAGCAGCACTGCTTGTCAAAAATTTGACAACCAAAAAAAACTTTTTTTGATATATAAAAAATAAAAACAAAAAAAGAGAGTGCAATGCCCGACTTCATTTCAACGCCCCTGATGGCGAAACTATTATCAGGTCTCGGTGGTCTAATAGGTGGAGCTGCTTTCATGGCTTTCTACAGACCGAGAAATGTATGGGACGCGGCCATACGCTCAGGATTAAGCGTTACATCGGCCATTGTTTTTTCTCCTCTGATCATCGATCATTTTTCGATCAAAAACACCATGGATAATCAAGTCGCCCTGTCCGTAGGACTCGGGTTCATCTCATGGAGCGTCTTATCTTTAGCCGCTAGGTTTCTGATCAAGATCCAAGACGAGAAAGTAAATATAAAGCTTCCCAGCATTCTCGAACAATCAAAATAATTTTACAGGATTTTTATTATGAAAGAAGTGAACGAGCTGAATGTGAACGCTAGGGGTGGTACGGAACTCATGCAGGAGCGCCTGCATGGTACGTTGTCGGCTGAACTCTTGAGTAAGTTTCAGATCATCCCGAGTCGGGTGCGTGACATCGACCCAGAAAAGAAAGCCATCCTCTGGCTTCACGACCTTCCAAACGACCCTGAATCCCAGCACCTCAAAGACCCTGAATCGCGAAAAAGGTTCTCAAAGATAATCGCCGTCTCCGAGTGGCAGATGCAGATGTACAACCTGATGCTCGGTGTTCCGTATCGCGAGTGCATGGTCATTAAGAACGGCATCACTCCTATAGACATTGAAGAGAAAGAATTCGATGGCACTGTGCGGATCATCTATCACACCACACCTCACAGAGGACTTGAGATCCTCGTTCCAGTTTTTGAGAAGCTGTGCGAAAGCCACGACAACATCGTACTGGACG